TAATATGGAAAAAACAATTACAGATGTAAATGAATATATTCTTTCGAATATCAAAACATTTGCGTTCAGTCCTGGTCATTTAATTTATAGCGGATATGGTTGCATAAATCCAAATGTTATCATTCAATATTGTAAAACATTAATAGAAAAATATGATTATCCGAAAGGAGGGTTAAAATCATTCATTCATACTTATATTTTGAATAGATATCATATGCATAAGAACAACCCTCCCCTCCATATGGGTTTTCCGCGTCCCTCTGGTTCTGATAATGAAAATATGTTTTATGCTTACACATATTTACTAGATGCTTGGTTAAGTGAATTATCTTCTACGAAAAATATCAGTAATACATGGAAGAATCTTTATATTATTAATAAAAGTTATTGTAATTACGAATTGAATCCATCATTATATTACTGCAAGGATGATATCTTAGCACTCCCAATCTATCTAAAAGAATTAGAAAATATTAATGATAATGATTCTGATATGTCAGATTATGAAGATGTCAAGGGAATAAACGAATTCATCGATGGTATTCATGAAAGAGATGATGAATAATGTATTTATATAATCTAATATTCCCCTTTAATAATTTTATTAAAAGTTTGCATACCTATTTTAATATTTTTATCAGCATGTAACTTATCAACAATTTTTTGTTTTGATAATTTACCGTTATATTTATTAAAATATTCATTTACATAATGAATATCTTTATCTGAATATTTTTTATTAGATTTTGTCTGTTGTTTATTATCAATAAATGTATAATCTAATATATCACCCTCCGACGACGATTTCCAACCTTTAATATGTAAATTTCCGTAAGTTATCTGAGCATGACAATTTTTACACAAGGGAATCAAATTATGGGCCTTATTCTTATGATGATGAGTAAAATTCTGATTTTCGTCGGCATCTACTTGCTCCATGATATGATGAGTTTCTTCTGCCATGCAATCACACATTGGCATAGAACATTTATCCATAATAACTGTTTTATTGTATACAGATTTCTTATTATTTAATACGTTATTATTTTCACCATTAATTTCCATTTGAACTTGTCTGGCTAACGATAAGAAATCATTTCCCATATTAAGTGCTTGACATACATTCAATCCATATATAGCAGGACCAGAACCTTCTTCTAATTTTCTATCATAAATAATTGTATCATTATCATTAGTAATTTTTAGATGATATGTTTTAAGATTAGATATATTTTTAATAATATCAAGATTATTTAATTGATGAAGATGACTAGTACACATAAATGATACTTGTTTATCACATAATAACTTAATAGATGAAGAAACAATTGATAATGCAGAGGTTGTTTCAGTACCAATGGCCAGTTCATCTGCTAATACAATACTATTTTTATCTGCTGAATATAAGATATCACGTAATTCATTCATTTCTACTACAAAAGAACTATGTCCTGAAAATATATTATCAGTATTAAGGATTCTTGTATATAATTTTTTATAAGGGTAAAATTCAAAACTCAAAGCAGATGTGAACATACCAGCTTGAGCCATAACAATACATAAACCTAATGCTTTCATTAAAGAACTTTTCCCACACGAATTTGTTCCGAACAATAATACACCATCATTACCATTACCTAAACATAAATCATTAGTAATATATTCATGTTTATCATTTATTAATTCTATTATGGGGTGTCGTAATTCTTTAACATTAACATATGATTTTTCAGAATGAATAATATTTGGTTTATAATATCTATTTTTTACTGATAAATGTGCCGCATTTGAATAAAAATCAATTTCCGCGATTAATTTAGAAATTTCTTTTAAAGAAATATTATATTTTTTATATAATTCGTTAATAATTAGTGTGTAATATTTATCATTTAAGAAAGATAATGTTTTATTTAATTTAATAAGATTATTAGATATTACAGCAATTTCGTTGAGGTCAATTTTTACATTACCACTTTTAATAGATTTAAATCCAATAGTTGATGTATCTATTTTAAATATTTCATTACCATCATTATCTCTAACGATGATATTATCACCATTTAAATTTTTAAATCGTTCTTTTAATTTAAGACCTCTATTAGTAGTAGTATAAATATAAAAATTTTCTTTATCAGAATATTCAATTTTAATGGGTAGAACGGTTGCATTTTTTTTCAGATCAATAAATTTAGAAAACCGTTCACATATGAGGTCTAATTTTTTTTTGTTCTCATAAATTTCAGAATCGATATCATCAATTTCATCGTAAAGATTATTTTTGAATAAACTTCTTTCAATTATATTATTATTATTAATACTGTTAAAATTGTCCCATTCAAAAGTGTTATTAATATAATCAATAAATTTATAATAATTTGAAATATGTTCATCATATTTAGATAATTTATCAGATATTTCTGAATTATCTTTTAGTAATTTAAGAGAATTATCTACAAATTTAAATGATATAATATCAGAAAATAAATCATCAGGAATATATGTATTTAATCCCATTTTACGAATAGATTTTTCAATATCAGATATTTTAGAAATAGTATCTCTAATATTAATATAATAATCATCAATAAGGAATAAATCAATTAAATTGTATGAACATTGTATATCATTAGGGTCAATCATAGGATGTGTTAGTCTTTCTCTCAATAGACGTTTTCCTAATGATGTTTTACATTGATTTAATATAGTGATTAAAGAATCATGTTTACCTTTATAATTATTAGAATTAGAAATTATATTTAATTGTCTGATAGAATTATTGGTTAAATTAAGATATGAAATATTTTCTAAATGTTCTGGCGGATCAATATTATTAATAATATTAGATCTATGTTGATAAATATATTCAAGTAATAATACATATGATAATACAGTTTCTGGTTTAGTTTCGCAATAAATATTTTCAATAGCAGAACACATATTTGTAAAATTAAATATTTTTTGTAAAAAATCATTTTGATATGATAGTTTTTCATATTTTTTAACAGATTTAAAGAAATTTATACTTACATTTTCGTGAGGAATATTAAATATTTGAATATAATCGTTTTTACTGATGTCTAGATTTGCATTATGAATAATTACCTCACTTGGAGTGTAAATATTCATAAAATGCGACGCTACGACTTCGTATGAATGATTATTATTTAAATCATCTAATATATGTGTGATGTAATTTTTTCCTGTTGCTAAATCAATTATAGATAAACCACAACCATGTAATGTTTTATTATTATTTTCATAATTTTCTATATAAATACTCATTAAATTATTAGTATCGTTGGTATTATAATCGAGAGCTGTTCCTGCTGAAATAATACTAGTAATTTCTCTAACAATATGCGTTGAAGGTGAATCATCTTTTTGTTCAATAATAACAATATGATATCCAGAATCTAAAAGAATAGGAATATACTTTCCGTCAGCTATCTTAGGCCAACCAATCATATAGTGAGCATTATCACTATCTTTTGATTTCATGGCAATAGAGCAATTAGTAATATTAGATATTTCATTAAGATCCGGACCCTTATTATCAAGAGTACCATATATTTCTGAAAATGATCCTACTTGCATTAATATAATTGCTTTTTCATATTTTTCATTAGCATCTGAATGATGATTTATATATTGATTTAATATCATATTCTTACCCATTTATATAAATATATTATGAATATATTTTTAAATAACTTATGTATAATGTGTTTTGATTGTTTAAAAAAAAAAGATAAAGAAAGATTAATAAATAATTTATATTGGTGCATGCATTGTAGTAAATATTTTAAAACATATAAAGAATTTAAAAAACATATGGATAACCATAATTTAAATATTATATGATTATTATATATATAATGTGTTTTTTTCAAATATTTAGTACATGCAGAAGAAAGAGAAAACCCAATAATTATGAAGTACCATTTCTGAATCCATATTATTGTTCAAAATGTCGCAGATCATTTGCAGATAAAATCAGTTATGATATACATTTAAATAATCATTAAATTTGATATTTAAATATATAAATATATAATTAATATAAAGATGAATACATCCGTAACTAGCTACGGTTATAAGATAAAAAAAACATATTTAAATTCTATACAAATTCAAAAAATTAAAAAAGATTTATTGATTATACCTTTCGTATACGATCCCGTAAAAAATCAACAGAATAAAGATAAGAAATTTAATATATTATGTGAATCACCAAAAGCATTTTATATTCCCAGATTTTATGGAATAGATAATTTTGGATTACCAGATTGTAATAAATTACCAGGTGGTGATGATATTAATATTAATTTTAATGGTGACCTTAGAGAAATTCAAAAACCTATTGCTGATTCATATATAAAAGTTGCGAAGGAAAGAGGAGGGGGACTCATATCCCTCAAATGTGGTGGAGGAAAAACAGTATTGGCATTAAATATTGCTTGTCAATTAAAAAAGAAAACAATAGTAGTCGTCCATAAGAGCTTCCTCATGACGCAATGGGCAGAAAGAATACGACAATTTATACCAGATGCTAGTATAGGATATATCCAGGGGAAAACAATAGATGTCGAAGATAAAGATATAGTCCTTGCCATGTTACAATCATTATCACAAAAAGAATATGATGAAAATTTATTTAAACCTTATGGATTTTCTATCTGGGACGAATGTCATCATTTAAGTGCGGAAGTATTTTCGAAAGCCATGAGAAAGATATCACCTAAATATATATTAGGATTATCAGCTACAATTAAAAGACAAGATAATACTCATCATGTATTTAAAATGTATTTAGGTGATACAGTATATGAATCTCCACCCGAAGAAATTAATGAACACATTACAGAAACCAGAATAATAAACTTTGATTGTGATGATAATGAATATTGTAAGATACAAACTATATATAATGGAACTATATGTAGACCTAAGATGGTGAATCAGATATGCGAATATAAACCACGAACAAATATGGTTCTTGATTATTTATATAAATATTATGATGAAGGAAGAACTGTATTAATATTATCTGAAAGAAGAAATCATTTAATAGATATGATGAACGAAATTAATGGATATTATAAATCGGAAGTGTCGGGGTTATATATAGGGGGAATTCATCCAGAAGTATTAGAACAAACATCAAAATTAAGATGTATTTTAGGTTCATATCAGATGTTTTCTGAGGGAGCAGATATACCAAGTTTAGACACGGTAATTTTAGCATCACCAGTGAGTTCAGTAGAACAGAGCATAGGAAGGATTTTCAGAAAATATGGGAAATTCCATAAGTTAATATGTGATATAGTTGATTTAAATATACCATGTTTTGAAAAACAATCTAAAAAAAGGAGTGCTTTATATAAAAAAAAGAAATTTCATTTATATGAAAATGATAATACTGAAAAAACAGATTATAAATCAAGGAAAACTAAAAAAGAAAAACCAGTATATCAACAAGCATGTTTATTTTGATTAATAATCATCTCCGGCAAATACCTTGGGTTTTCTATCAATATATATTTTCTTTTCAACTGTTACTTTTTTTTCTATAATTTTAGGTTTAATATTTAATATTTGCGCAATTTCGTTTAGTTGTGTATCATTTAATACATCTTTTTTTTGTAATAATGTTTTAATCATGCAATAAATATAAAGCGGGAAATTATTAGAATCTTGCATTAAATTTAGGATTTTCCCTATATAAAAATTTTCATTCTTAGGTGTATTTAATTCATCATCCGGATCTTCGCCTCCAAATAAAGAAATTATATTATCCATATCAGCCATTTTTTATATTTCTAATATATATATATATATAATGAAATTAGATTTAAGTAATATAATAGATTCAAAAATATTATTAATAGTTATATCTTTAACATTATTATTTAAATATGTAGTAGATAATGAATTAGAAAAAAATATAGTTATAAAAATATAAAATATAAAAATATAATTATATATATAGATGGAAGAATATTTAAAATATATAATGTCTGTAATATCCGGATATTTAATTGCAAATTATTTATATAAAAATATATCAGATGATTTAATAATAATTAGTTTAAATAATTAATAAATTATAAAAATAACTATATAAAATGGATAATAGGACTTCAATTGAAGAATTAATGAGACAAGGGACAAATACAGTATCACAGGATGATTCAATGGTTGATTCAATATTAGAAGAAATTCAAAACAATAAACAACATCAACAAATGAATTCTGATCAGGAAAAACAACAACAAATTCAGGAGCAAAAAATGAGAGAACAGAAAATGATGGAACATAAAATGATGGAACAGAAAATGATGGAACAGAAAATGATAGAACACAATATGATGGAGCAGCAACGGATCATGGAACAGAGAGAATCTATGACGCGAAATCAAGATTTCGAAAAACCTAATGATAGCTTATCAACTGATATCCCTCTATTAAAAGAATTTACTCCTACATTTATATTTTTAACAATATTTATATTATTAAATATAACACAGATAAATGGATTTATATGTAATAGTTTATCAATAGATAATAATAATATATTTATTTTACTCAAAGCTTTTATGGGTTCAATATTATTTTTTGGTTTAAATAAAATGGTAAATATATATGTTTAAATATAATTTAATGTATAATCACCATTACTAAATTTCAATAAATTATAACAAATTTTATACACGTCGATAATTGTCGTTGTCTCGCTGCGGTTTGTCGCTTGAACTGTTATTTTCCTATTATTAGATATTGCGATAGAACCACTTGGTTGCGTGTAATTATTCGGATATAAACAAATATTAATAAGCCCTATGCTATTAATTAACCCGGTGTTGGCGGCACTGACATCTCTACCTGATCCTTTGTAATGTTCATATACATTAAGGTTAGTTAATTGTTTGACGTTAATATTTTCATATAAATTTTCGTTATCAATTAATATATTGAATATTGTTTCTTCATCCATTTCTACGAAGTGGTGCGGGTGTGTTTTTGTGTCGTACGCGATAAACAACAACTGTTTTAAAACAATATTGGATTGATTAATTACTAACGTTGCGGGATACGATCTGATCGGTAAAGGTGCTGAGTGTATTTGTTCTATTATATATTCATGGTCATTTAATATAAATCTACTTTTTTCAGATAGATCTAAATTAATATATTCAACTATACATTTTGTGGTTCGATTTTGATCCGACAAAGGCAGAGAGCAGCATTGCGCGTCGGCAAAATTGTAATTCAAAAATATTTCTTTATTTCTTAAACATAATAAAGGTATAGATAATCCATAATCTTTCATAAATGAAAAATCTGGTATGGTGAAAAATTCAGCTGTACATGTACCGCCGCCCGCGGGAAACGCGAAACCTTTGATACCACCTGATAATGTGGTATTATTATATTTATTTCCATTGACGCATTGAATTTGGTTTTTTTTTATCGTCAGCTCAGGGCATGAATATGAACCTGAGGTATTATATAATACTATATCATTATTTAATTGGGATTTTGCTTCCAAATAATCACTAGTATTTTGAAAAATTTTGTCATTATTTCCAAAAGTCATGCTAATATCCGTGAAACAAATGGTTCCTAAATTTGGAAATATTTCATAGTCTTTGTTCGACGCTGGAAATTTAATTATATTTTCTAAATATACTTTACTTAATAAATCACCTGCAAAATTACTAATTCTAAATTTATGGTTTTTCTCACCACCTGGTGTGCTTGAAATTAATTTAGTAAATTTACTAAAATTAGTATATCTACGGTATACTGATTTAAAAAAAGTTATATCAGGGTTACCTATAAAATATGTTGTTTCAAAATTATTAGGTTTTTGTAAGAATATTACCTGTTGAAGGTTTGCCATATATATATGCCATATAAAAAATAAAATAATAATGAACAAATTTAAGTATAATCATATAATAATGATACATTTCCATCATTTATTTTTAAAATACTATAATAAGTTATATATATATTAGATTGTAAATCCGAAGGTACTGTGTCTAATTTTAAAAATGATAAGTCAATTTTACCAGATGAAGTATTTATAGTTCCAGATGGCGCAGATGATTTATGATGCAAACAAAATGGTATATAAGCTATATTATTCTTAATAATAGTGGATGAAGCCGACCGTTCCGCATTAAATCCATCAAATGATTCATTTATTTTTATTTTTGAGAAATAATCATGGTTCCCATTAGATGAATCCTGAGAGAAGTTTAACATGCTTATGCCCGCCATTAATATATCATATCTATATGAAGTATACAGATCGTCTTTGTTTTCAATAAATATTTCTTTAATACTTCTGTTAGGTAAAGATTCAGATAAATCAAAGATATAATTGGTTTTATTAATATTTTGAAAATATACTTTATCCATTAAATATTCATTATTAGTTGTTCTGAACCTTTGTTGTTCTTCATTACTTAAATATGCTACTTTTAATAATAAATTAATTTTGGGTAGTGTACCGGAACTGGTATCCTTATAATTAATAGTAATATTTAAATCTTGTCCATTCTTATTATTTATTAAAAATAATGGTAATGCTCTTCCTATATCTTTCGTAAATGAAAAAGGTAAAGGTATAGTAGCAGATATTTTGGTAATATTATTTAAATTGAAAGATCCAGATTCCGCGCTTGCATTATTAAAACAACCCCCACACAAAGACATTTTCTGAAATAAATCGCCACCATTGCAAACTAAATTTCCCCCCACATTTTCATAAAATATATTATGTTTTTTTAAATATTTTAATTTGAAATACATTTTTAAATAATTACTATTAAGCGTCTCGATTTGAAGATTACCTTGGAGTGCTAACTTTATACTATTTATTTTGGTTAAAGGGTGGTCGCTCTCGGCTACTGCAAGACCGTCAGTATTTGATTCTTCATATAATAATGATATTTTTAATAATAAATCACCATATGCTTTCCCTACTATATTTATTGTATTGGATTTTCCTATATTATGTACAAATCTATCCGCTAAAATAAAATTTGTATATTTTCTATATATTGATTTAAAGAAGCTGATTTGAGGATTTAAATAAAATACGCAATCCTCATTTGAATAAATAACATTAATAGATCCAGACACCATATATATATATATATATATATATATACATATTTATAATACATAAGTTAAACCGGCTTGACCATTCACAAACCGTAGAATGTTATAATTAATTGCGTATACGTTAACACCTTTTAAATTTGTCGACCCGGCTTGATTTCGTAAAATTTGTATTGTCTCTATGTTTGAGAAATTACAAGTTCCAGATGGTTCAATATTTGCCGGATTCAAAGCAAAAGAATAAACAGCTATTGAATCCGGAACAGATATACAACCACCTTTATGGTATTTTTCTATATTTTCTCTCGTAAAATATTGTAATGATTTCCAATTAATTCTGTCATTACCATTAAATAGAATTTTATATTGACAATAATTTAATACATCTGGTGTACTTGGACCCAACAAGCCGTGAACATATTTACCTGAAATACCGTTTGATACAAAAGGGCGAGAATCTTTTGATTTTGTTCCTGGTGTAAAGTTACCGAAACCTGTTGAGTTAATCCCCGCACCCCCGCCATATAATATATTAGTATTACCCGTGACGTACCTCACCCCAGATATGTGGGCGAGTGTGCCATTGTTCAGCGCCTTCACGTTGTCTGAGCTAGTGTCGCTAGCGTTAAGTGATGTGATTTGGCCCGCTAGAAAGGGGGTACCAGTCCATATTAATTCTTTCACTGGGTGATGAAATGATGATATGTCTAACATAGATGGTGATTCGCTACCAGTGGAGGCGGGAAAATTTTGATATTGCAGCTGTTCTATAAGGTATTCATGTGAAGTATTTTTAAATCGTTTCCTTTCCATATCATCTAAATAAATATACGTAGCGTTCACATCCATATTAAAACTAAATTTCTGTCCTGAGACAAAAGGTTTAACGACACCTGTACTGTACACATTATTCACATCATTCGGACCACAAGATGCACTATCGTATGATATTAAACTCGCGCTTTCGTAAGGTCCTGACTGGTCGTCTGTCCATTTAGCTGCTGGGATGCTAGCGAATTGAATATACATTTCAACATCGACTCCATTAGACAAAGCTATTAATGGTATGGCCTGTGATGGTGATCGACAGTACCAAAATTTTAACGGTAATATACAGTCACCTATAATATCACCCGGCACAAACTTTTCGCGCACATAGGTGGCGGACGCGGACAAACTGGCGGATTGTAATTTTTGGTTTGTAGTTTGAGTAAAATACGTCCCTGTATATTTTCTTAGCGGACCGGCGTACTTCGTATCTGACGTATAATTTGGAGTGCAATACGTTCCACCAGATTTAGATAGTCTTTGAAATTGAGTTGGAGGATATGATAATCCAGAAGACATAATGTTCGTAGGTTTAGCTAAATTCACGTCAATGTAACTACTGTTGGATGCTGAAAAAATATTTGCCTGCCAACTAGCTACTACGGCTTGATCTGCTATTTGACCTAAGTGATATAAAGATGAATCTTCTATCCTTGCAATATTCGTTATAGTATTATTTGGATTTTCTTGATTCAATTCATACCATGTTTCTAAGTAGTGTCCATATGTTATATCTATTTCACGTGATCCGATTGAAAAAATTATATTATCTATGACAGCTGTTGATATATTTGCTATACCATTTCCACAATAAACATGATTACCTCTCAAAATTAAATCAGTTTTATATAATAAATCACCAGTTCTAATAGGTAATCTAACTGCGTATTTATGACCGACCCCAGGTGTAGGTATATTTTGAATAATTATATCTTCCATAGAAAAATTGGTATGTTTGCGATAAACGCTTTTAAAAAAAGTTATACTAGGATTACCCGTCAAATATATATCTAAATCTCCCCGATTTATAAGTTGTATTTTCGACATTGTATATATATATATAATAATAATATTTTAATCATTAATTAACTTATTAAATTATCGTATTCATCAATATTAATTAATACTTGATCATTTTTAGATTTTAATATCGCTGGTATATCATATTTATTTAATTTACCATATTTTAATAAATATAATGAACATATTAATGGTGATATAGTTAACCCATTCATGCAATAAACAAAAATATTATTCAATTCTATATTATTATGAATATTTTCTATAATTTTATCTATAATATTTTTCATTGAATAAATATTATAAGATGATATTGGAACATTTATATACGAAACATTACTTTTTTCGATTTTGTAATTACAATCAGTTAAATTTATAATTATATTAATATCGTTATCAATAAAAAAATTTGGATGTTTCAGGGATTCAATATCAGAAAACCATAATCCAGATATAATTTCAGTTGGCATATTTAATTAATATATTTTTTTTTTGTTTTTTTTGCTTAATACGGCTTCTATTAGTTCTTCCATTTGAGAGTGGTGCCGAATTTAAAACCTGTCTCGGCACTTTGACGCTGTTCTGCTTTAATTGGGCGAGTTTGTGTGATGTCTCCCAGGCCAGAATGATTCATAGTGTGACGGGAACAGTATATTGCACCGCGAGTCGGTTTGAAGGAGCACTGTTTGCCGAAGCCACGATTCCACACACGACACTGACAATGGATCGGCGAATGTTGCTCCAAATTCATTTTCGTGATTTTGCGGGTGGTAAGAAGGCGGTCGTTTGTGGTGGTGTTGCGGATATTTGAGGGTAGAAACATCCCTTGTTGGATGGCACCGTCTTCGGCCCGGATGGACTTACCAGAGGTGGAAACAGATACCACTCTTGCGACGACGGTCCGTTTAGTTGTTCCGCGACCCATCGTGTAAGAGATGACCTGACCCTTTTCATATGAAGGGACAGGTGGCTGATGGGTTCTTGGCGAGGTCGGTGGAGAAATTGGTGAGGATGGTGGAGAAGTTGTTGGTGATGTTAGTGTTTCCGGCGATGTTGTTGGTGAATCACAGAAGTTCTGGTATTTCTTGGAAGAATTCCAGAACTCATGTGCGCGCTGATCTCGTGCGCGCTCAATAAAGATACGCATATTCTCGGTCACGGGCATGAGTATATGAGTTGTTCGTGAAAGTAGTATGACTTTGTATTTGCTTGATGGCAAAGAAGTCTATGTTTGTAATCTAAAGAAAAAGAAATCTTTAAATCAAATTTATTCTTCAAGACGAAAACAACATTAAGATAGATATTTCTGATATGAATTAAATCGTAGTTTTTCAGGATATTCTGGTATTTTTTCTTCATTATTAACTTCTATAAATCCATATATAATTTCAGTATATATTCCATATCCATTTTGTTCAAATCTTTTATTTTGAATATTCATATATAATTCCTTTAATAATCGGTAGATATATTTATTACTTACTTTATTAATATCAGCCCGACAATATGGACATGGTAATATATTTACAATATTAATATCGACGTGTTTAATAATACCTCTTAAACAACTTTTACAGAATTTATGTCCGCATTCTAATTTAATACCTGGTTTATCTTCATAACAAACTGGACAATTAATAACCATATTTGTCTTTTTAAATTTTAATTAATATTAATTCAAATTTATTTAACTAATTAGTTATTATTTAAAAATAAAATATTATATTTAGTATAACTAAATGGTTAAAAATTACACTTGCGAACAATGTGGTAAAATATTTTCTCAAAAAGGGCATTATACAAATCATCTAAATAGAAAAATACCATGTAAACCAATTGAAAATAAATTAATAGAAGAAAAGGTTGAAGAAAAATTACAAGAATTATATAAAAATGGTGGTATAGAAATAAAAAATAAAAATTTGAATTTTATTAATAATAATAATAATAATAATAATATGAATAATATTTTAAAAAAAGATATTCCAAAACCACTATTAAAATGGGTAGGTGGAAAAGGACAATTAATTGAAATAATTTTAAAAAAAATTCCTACCGAATTTAATAACTATCATGAGATGTTTTTAGGAGGTGGTTCTGTTCTACTAGCAATTTTATGGGCAAAAAATAATGGATATATTAAGATTAATGGTAGTATTAACGTATATGATTTAAATGAAGCATTAATTGGAACATATAATAATATTAAAAATAATAAAGATGAATTGTATAATAAAATTTCTGTATTAATTAATACATACAATTCTTGTGATTCAGAAGGAGATGTATTCAGAAAACCCGTTGATGAAAATCAAGGAAAATCATCAAAAGAATCTTATTATTATTGGATTCGAAAATTATATAATAATTTAGAAGATAAAAAATGTGTCCAAGCCTCTGCTTATTTTATATTCTTAAATA